GGAATTGACTGGCCAGGATTTGAGGGGTGGAAACGAGCTCTCTGTCAGAGGTGTGGCTACTATGGTTGATCCAGTCAGTGCACCAGGCGGTGGACTGTTCATACCAAGGCTGGTAGACAGAGAAGCGCCGGGTGTGTTTGCTGCACTAGTCTGTGCAGCGAATGCATATGGTGTCACTCCATATTCTGACGTTGTGCAAGTTGACGGTAATAATGCACCTGTAGTGACAGTACCGAGTGGTAATGTTCTTGCTTTAGCGTGTGTTCATGCGCTCAGGTACTTACTGGCGCAGGCGCAAGAATGTGGCTCTGGTGCTGTAATTGCATTTGCGATATTCAAGGGTATACACTCAATTGCGACTGTAGTTAGTCACTCAGATGAAGGAGGCTATATGCGTGATGTATTGCGGAGGAAGGATTTCGTAGCGCCGTATGGTGCAGTGATTTCTATTGCCTCTCGCGGGTACATGGGTTTGCCTGTGCCATCTGTGACTAGTGATAGTACTTTTGTTGCTCTCGTCGATTCGATTGCAATCTACACTGCGGCGCTTTCTGCAGTGTGTGACCCGCTTGTCATCTATGATCAACGCAGCTACCCCACGGTATCCACTTACCGTGCTGGCGCTGTTGTGGAGCCAGGTGCAAACATTGCATTGAATGACGCTGATAGCATCTTAGCAGGATCGAGTCATGAGACTTTTCTCGCGCTAATGTGCGGGGATTACTGTGCGATGATGGTTAAGCAGGTTGCGGCGGCTTTCTGTGTTACGGGGGGTGAAGAGATTGCTGCTGAAGCATATGTAACTATGTTCGGCGCAATTAATGTTGGAAACCCCTCACGCCACATGCGCTATCAATCTGTTGCGCCATACTATTGGATTGAGCCGACAGGTATGTTTAAGTGTGCCATCAGTACTGACGCAAATGTGATGGGGTACGGTACGGCTGTAGGTTTCGCTGAACCTGTTAGCAAACCGTGTTTCGAGTATGCGATAATGAAGAGTGGAGGTTCGCGATCGCTACTCGGCGTTAGTTTTAGGTCAATGAGAACAAACGCTTTAGTCGTACATCTCACAGGTCACCAGTTGGACGGTACTGCAAATTTGTTGCCTATACAATTTATGAGCGAGAAGATGGCTAATATTGGCGGTAATGCGACCGCAATAGCCAACAGGACTGCAATACGAGGCTTGAATGCTTATGCCTGGGGTAAGGGGCAGACAACGATGCCACACCCGGCTGAGATGTTGTATACAGGCAGTCTTATTGGGATGCTCGCGATACATGATGTATATGACGATGATTTAAACCTGACTAGAATGCATGTCCCCACAGCGAGTGAAATCCTCAATGGGAAGATTACGTTCAACGCGAGTAGGCTATCTGCGTGTGCTCCAGGTGCGCAGGGAGCGGTTGATGCTGTACGGCGTAGAGAACGGTCACGTGCTATTGATGTGCTGACCAGTGCTGCACAAGACGTGGGTCGCTCAGTTACTACTGGCGGTGAGACGATTGCGGTAGGAGAGTTTGAGCCACTTGTTACAGTAGGTCAAGATGATGTACAGCACGGCGGGCATCAGCCTGATCGCGGAGCAGTTGATTTGATGGACGATTATGAGGAGACAGTTGGCCCTGTAATGGACCATACTAGGTTACATCTGCCCGCCAGAGTACAAGTGGTACGAGGTGCAAATGCGCATGATAACGTGGCAGATGTAGCTGGAGACATAGAGATGGCTGGTCAGCCCGATGACCCCGGTGCCCTCGGTAATGAAGCAAACGGCGGTGGTGCAGCGCCAGCACCTATAGGAATATGATTCCTAACGAGGGCCCCCTCGCCCGTGTAGAGGAGTTGGGCAGGTTAGGACAATTTTTAGTACACTGCTTAAGTAGTATAGATTTTAAGTTAGTTCATAGTAATAAATTTTGTACATATAACAATAGAAAATATAATAATAAGAGTGCGTTACCGAAACAGGTTAAACGTGATGTATATAGTAAAAAGGCGGTTCTGGGTAAAGAGCGTATCACTGCTAAAAGTGAATCACTTATGTGTAGTTTATGTGTTGAGAGGAGTAGATCATGGGTAGATGAGGTTGATGACGCACGTCGTTCTAAGTCGTTGTCTGAGCGTGATAGTAGGAGTAGTGCTGAACGGCGTATTGGTACTGGTTTTCCAGTAGATGGTTCTGTGGTTATGCAAGTATGTTATGTCAATGATGTGAATGATGCAGGGCATCAGATGGCTGCAGTAGCTGCAAGTATGTTACTCAGTAAGATATCTGTTCAAGTGCCGGTTAGTGATAAGACGGTGCTAACCCTTGCAAGAGCAGCATTGAATGTACAGCCGCTAGTAACGTACAATGGCCGCAAGATAGTCTTTAATCAGAACCCAATACGCAGTGAGAATTTCGTGAAAAAAGGTTTTTCGCTTGCAGCAATTAAGCAGAACGTTTTCTTCGACGATCTAATGGTGGGTTTAGAGCAAGAGAGTAAGGTGTTGTACGACGCATGGTGCGACATTGGTAGCAATATGCTAAATTTCACAAATGACCAGGCAGTGTGTGCTGTAGTGCATAGTTTCTGTCTTTACCCGCACCTTGGGCTTGAGAGTGTGGCAATCAGTTATGCTGCGCTCAGTGATGGTGTAGCGTGTAAATCGCTTACTACTGCACTTAAAGGTTTAGGTGCAAATAGTTCATTGCTCGGTAGTATGCTTACTGAGATGCAGACGTTACAGGGCAGGGGAGTGCAACTTATCAATCTAAGCGAGGAATGTAAAGCAAGATGTTCTAAGGGTGTGTTAAAGTCATGCCCTGACATGTTTAGCGATGCTGAGCTGCGGAAGGCGTTTCTCGAGATTTTTCAGTCTGAGATAGATCTTACGTTGTATCAACCTGTCCAAGATGATGGTGACTGGTGGTCAAAGAGATGGTTGTGGTGTGTTAATGGGGCACACAACAAGAAAGTTGCGAGTGAGTCGCCCGAATTAGGTTTTGAGTGGGAAGGCCAGGTGCACAGAAGGGTTGCGTCTGAAATGTGGAAAGATGATCCAACAATCGGTTGGGATGGTCTGACATATGTTAATGCGTCCACCAAGCTTGAGGCTGGTAAGAGTAGGCTCTTGCTAGCGTGTGACACTCGGCACTACTTTGCCTTTGAACATTTGATGGGTCCAGTTGAGAGAGCGTGGCGTAATAACCGTGTGTTGCTAAATCCGGGCAAAGGTGGTATGGCTGCGATATGTGAGCGTGTGAATAAGCTTAAAGGTAGCTTATGGGCAATGATGGATTACGATGACTTCAATAGTCAGCATACGCTTAGATGTCAAAAGATACTGGTAAGCACGCTATGTGAATTCCTGCAGTACAATGAATCCCGTGCCGCTGCGCTCGTTGCAAGTTTTGACAGGATGCATGTGTCTGTTAACGGTGACACTGCAGGTTTCATGCTCGCGACGCTGGCATCAGGTAGCCGAGTGACTACATTTGTCAATACGATGTGTTGTGCTGCATACATAAAGGCTGCAGCACCTGAGTTATGGGACAGTTTTGAGTCACTGCACACGGGAGATGATGTCGTGTCGAAATTCTCATGTTATAGCCACCTTGATATTGTGTTGTCTAACCTCAAGAGGCGCGGTT